CAACCACTGGTTCGACAGTCTCAGTAGGCTCGCTTGTATCTCCATCTTTTTGCTCCTCTGGGAAGAATATGTTTTCTTTTTTGACTCCGTAGTCAGCTAATTTCTCAGTATAGTTATTCAATATATTATTATCTGGGAATACAACACTGATAATATGTTCACCACTAATACGATGTTCTTCCACTGGACTGAAGGGACACCAACGTTCATATGTAATTGGCATTGTACCATCTTCATTAGCAACACCTAGAGATAGTGTGTAAGGATATATTAATCTATATCCAACAACTCTATTTTCCTCATCTTCAGTACGAACCTCAGCAAAGATAGTTAGTACACGTTCACCAGTTGTTAATGTAACTATACGCACATTATGATTAGTAATCAACTGATTTGCTTCAGGAGTTTGTGTCATCTTCTATTTCTCTTTTTTCTTGGATTTTTTGTAAGTATGATTTTTCTAATCCTGGTTCAGGACTACTGATTGTCATCACACAATCATAGGGAATCTTAAAGTGTGAATCTGGACTGTAAGGATTCCACTTGCTGTATTTAACAGTATACTCTGCTCCCAACTGCTCTGTCAAGTACTGGGGTTGTTGTGTATCCAAATGCAGAACATAAGGATCTTCCATCAGGAGGCAAAGACCTTTTTTATCTTCACCTTCCTGATCATAGACCTCTTTAAGTTCCGTAATGACACGTTCCCCTGTCTTCAGAGTAATAATTGATACGGACATATTAACTCAACTTTGAATATAGTATAACACTAAGAAGCAGAAGCGTCAAGCTTTTGAAGTTCCTTTCCGAACCAAAGCTTATGCTTCTGCGCTTCTGGTATATGCTTTTGTAAATCAATTGTTAGAAGTCCATTCTCAAATGTAACTTCATCGACTTCTACGTCAGCAGCGATCTGCCAACTTTTAGTAAATGATCTTGATGCTATTCCTTTATGTTTGTAGGGTTCATCCTTCTTTGCTGGATGTGCTGATACAGTCAGAACATTTCTCTCTGTTGTGACTGAGATATCATCTCCTGAAAATCCAGCAAGAGCGATTTCCAAACTGGTTCTACCATCAGGTCCGTCAATGACGTTGTAAGGTGGGTAATTAGTTCCACCTGCTGCGAGAGATTCAAGTCTTTGAAATGTTTCATCAAAACCAATGGTAAATGGTGTGTAGTTTTGCCACACGAAATGTGCTAGGTCTTTATTGCCCATGATTGTTAGCTCCTTTAATAAGCGAGTTTGTGTTTTGTGGATCCCGAAGGCATCCATAATTAATTATAACACAAAACCCTAATCACAGAGGGCGGTTTACCGTTCAACTCCTTTTCTCTCATGAGATATAAGGTGGAATAATTGACGGTTCAATTCTGATTCTACTGATGAAAGACGATCAACAATAAAATCTCTATCCTCATTGTCACGAGTCAGTTCTAAAATATTATTCAACTGCGTTAATGCTGATAATAAACGTTCCTTCTCAGTTCTCATTACTCCGTTGTTTGTTTCTTTCTTCCTATATTATATTTACTCTCTAATGTCCAATCGTTCTTCTCTTTAAATGCTAATACTTTAATCTGATTGAGAGGTGCTAAATCAGAAATTGTATCTTTATCAACAATAGATATCAATCCCCAGTCTGACAGAAGTTGGATGATTCTATTCCTACGTTGTATGTCATTCAATGATAGATTAGTTTTCTTACCATCTAATGCAAATAATTCTTTGAAGTGTACGATATAATACTTGCCTTGTTTGTGGAGTATATGACAAGATTGATATATCTTTCTCTCTTTACGAGATGCTACTCCTATTCTTGTTAAAGTCTCACGGACTTTTAGGAAGTCATCAGGTTCATTTAGAACCACTTCGACCATATCAGATTGCTTCCATTGGATCTCATTTTCGACGCTCATTTCCACCTTTCCTTAACAAATGTGCAATTTTATCTAGTTGATCCTTTGTGAGAATCCTTAGTGCTTGTAGAGCTTTATCATCATTATAACCATAATACTCTTTAATCACATCAAGATAATCAATAGTATCTTTCCTAGCCCAAGGAGAGAATCTCTTTCTTGGTTTCACACTATTTATTAAAAAATCATATTGCAGACGCTTTGGTAAATGAGAGTTTCTGTTCATCTCATTTGACAAAAGTATAGTATCCATAAAAGATGACAAGCATCTATTCACTACATATGCTGGATACTTTTTCTCTGCATCAGCATCCTCATCCAATATATTCTTCTTGGATTGGTTGATGCTGTAAAGGTAATCTTTTAGTTGGTACATTGTTCCAGTGGCGTATCACACCAGCAGTAATAAAACAGTTAGTAACAAGATAAGTAAGAAGAATAACACTCCTAGTAATGCATACCGCATTATCATATCTTGCAGTCTTAGTATCCTCGAAACTTCCCAAGGCATACTTCCAAATCCTCCATACTTTATTCATGTAAAAACTGCATTAACACTTACTACTCGTGCATTAGGATTTCTAGCTAGAGCAACTTGTCTTGCCTCTGCATAGTTACGTGCCTGTACTGTCTCTGTAAAGACTGTTCCTGACACAAATAGTTTTACTTCACACTTCATAATTTAATAGGACTAATTCCTTCCTTGTTGCTTGATCTATATTATAGCATCCCACAGACCTCATGGTGTAAGTGTGTGCAAATTCCCCAACTGTCCACTCCTTGAAACGATCCTTAACAAGTTGTGAACTGTTATATGATATAAGCATTGATGAAGTATATTCATCACAATCCTTTGCAAACTTATCATGGTCAAATGACTTATGCATTCCACCCTTTCTACCATAGAGATTATCTTTTATATCATATGGTGGATCCATGTATACAAAGTGACCCTTCTTATCCCAGTCATGAACTAACAGTCTTTCATAAGAATGATTTGTTATGATCCAATTTTCAATGATTTTGGAGTATTCGCTAAGTCTTTCAATTCCATTGAAGGAGAAATTGGATTCGGATGCTTGTGCCGAGAAGGAAGAAGACTCAGTAAGACCACTAAAGGAACACTTGTTAACGATATAAAAAGCGATGGCACGATCAAATTCAGTTTTTTCTTTGTCATTTATATCTTCCTTAGAATCATTAAAAAGTTTCCTGGCAGAATCTCTGTCAGGAAAATGGTTTTTCTTAGACCATATAGCATCTTGAAGGTCTTCTCCATTATGCTGTAATTCACACCAAAAATTATAAAGAGGTTCATACAGGTCATTGACCCATATTTGCATATGCGGATACCTCTTTGTAATTTCTAGTGAGACAGACCCACCACCAAGAAAAGGTTCTCTAAACTCTTTTACCTGGGAAAGGTCTGGGAGGAATTGCAACAGCTTTACTACTGCTCTGCTCTTGCCCCCTGGATATCTGAGTGGTGTCTTCAACGACTTTAGTGTCTTTGGCATAATAAGGATTTGGTCTTTTTAGTTCGGTCATTTCTGATCTCCATACCACTCTTCTGGTATATATCAGACTACCATCATTTTTAGATTATGTCAAGCATAAAATAATTGTAAAGATGGTTTTCGTTCTTCTTCTATAATATCTACAACCTCAAGATCTTCTCCGTGATCAGTTTTAAACTGTTTTTTGTTGGCAGGATTTCCACCATAATAATCTTTAGCAGACCTAGTATTTTCTTTCTGCCTAACTCGTTCTAAGTTAGCTAGAAAATTGTGTGCTGGATTATGATTTATATGATTAGTAACTAATAAAGAATCAATAAAGACCTTTGCAGTTTCAGGAATATTATCCCAACAATCTGCAAGTAATGCTGGTGGGTCACCTTCAATAGGATTGAAAGCCCACATCACTAACTGATGAAGATAAAACTTAACAATTACTGTGTCATAAGAACCACCTGCCTTAGCATAATCATAATCAAAGAAGTCTGTTGGAAAAACAAAAGACATCCTCTTATGTCCTAGAACACAAGAGTTATCTGTTGTTGTCATAATAGTCTTTCTATTAAGGTCTACCCTTTCTTGACCAGGTCTCTTTCTACCTCTTCTCAGATGACTAGCTGCTCTACCCCAATTTGATATTGAATACCAATTATGTGTTTTATATTCGGTTCCAGTATTGATAACGAAAGGTCGCCATACTTCTGCACCAGAAGCCCTTTGAAGCTCCTCAATTGTATTGTATATCATAATCTAATTAAGAAGGGGATCCAGTATTCTCTACGAATTTTCTCATATCTTCTGCAACAGCATGTATCTCTTTTGCTGTTGGATATTCTGGATATTTTCCTGGGTCAATTCCTGTTTCTTTTAATGCATCCCATTTTGAGATGTCATTTGCTAATTTGTTTTCTAATCTTGTTTGTGCGGTTTGTAGATAGTCCCACCGCATTTCGTATGGGTTCATAGCCATAGTATCCTCCTTGAGGTAATGTGTTCTTTGTCCCACTGTAGTGAGATCATTTACTATTTATAATCAAATAATTTCTTGCTCTTTCAACTCCCTCAAGATCATCACCCAAATTACTCAATCCCCTATTACAACTATCACATATCCATCCTCTAAACTTACCAGTTTTGTGGTCATGATCAAAAACTATTCTTGAATTTTTTTGTTCTATAATATTTTCTTTTCTACCACACATATCACAATGAGTTGATTTAGGTACTGTACATCTCTTCTTTGCAGCACGAGTTACTCTAGAAATCATTCTTTCACATTCCCTACAATGTTGATAAAGAAGATGTCCATATGAACTACCTTCACCTCTCGTGCGAAAAGACTCAATAGGTTTTTCTTGATGACACTTAGTACATTTTTTAGTTTCACTCATCGGAACTCACAACTCATCATGATCTCTGTAAGACATGCGAGCATGTTAATCTCTTGATCAGGAACAATAGTAATGT